GTACACTACTGAATGGGATGTATTCAACACATGCGTACCATATTAGAGTAGGCTTGATATGGTCTTTCATTAAGTCTTGATAAGCAACCCCTAATGTATTGAAAGTTCCGTTTGTAATAGCCAATTGAAGCTTATCAAACAATACCGTTCCTAATAAATTTAGAATGTATTTGTCCTGTGCGGTTCTTACAAAGTTTAATAATCTATCCGCATCAATAGAACCTTGAAGTGGAGTGTTTTTGATTATATCGTTTCTTGTTATAAATAAAGCGTATGCCATATCGTTAATTATTTTTTGTATGTTTCAAAGTTCTTAGAGAAGTTTGGGTTAGATTTTGAATAATCCATTAAAGTTTCAGTTTCTATATTAGGGTCTACTGATGATGGATTATCTTCTACCTCTGCAGGATTTTCTCCTTCTTCATTAATATCATCCTGTACTTGCTCAATAGTTTGTCCTGTTTCTTCTGCTGTTTCAGAAAGGATTACCAATGGTGTTAATTGCTCAAAGTATAATTCAGTATCTTCATATCCACCTACACTTAAAGCTTCTGATAAGAAGTTTATAATTAAGTTTTGGAAAGGATTAATCGTCATTGTTTGTAAGATAGAGTAAGCTGTTTTCATTTCCTCTGATTGAGAACTAAATCCATTAGATACAGTTCTGATACCAAATAAAAGGGGTGATGTTACTCTATGCCCCACTAAGATTCTATCCTGTGCGTATTCTGCTACATATTTGTACTTCTCATGTAAGTTATCAGTAGAGATAATATCCACAGTTGGTTTTCTTTCTGGGTCATCATTAAATGAAATCATAAATCTACCAGCGTTTCTAGTACCTGTAAACTTCTGCTCAATCAAATCTTCAATAGTATCTCTTTCTTCAGGAGCTGGAATACCATTGTTCATATTAACCATCACTAATGGTAAGAAACCATTCTCAATATTGTTAAGATGTAAATTAGATAGTTCAGCTTCAGCGAATGAGAATTGTAATGCCGGCACCCAATCAGGCAAACTATAATAGTATTTGCCAGGTGAATAGTTTTTAATCCATAGAAGTTCCATCTTTTCTTTTGATGTACCAAATGCTGGAATCTTTTTCTTATTTCTTTGTGCCTTATGGTCACTCCAATCTATACAATAGTAATAATTTTCAATCTTTGGAGAATCATATAATTTCTCAGCTCTAAAGTTTTGTGTTGGAGCATGAAACATTTTGATTATCTTACTATGGTCATCGTTCCAATATACTTGGAAACATGCATTACCATATAGTTTCAAATCAAATGCTACTCTTTTAATTTCTTCTTGCGGTATTAATTTACCTAAAGTTTCTTCAAATCCTTTGTTCTTAGTGTATATACCTTTACCATATATCAAATCAGCAATACCTTCTATACAAGCTGCATTAGTTGTTGAGTTGTTGTATGAATCAATTATATTTTGGAAGAAGTCATCAGGCCCAATGATACCTACTGGCACCCATTGGTATCTTGTCTTTGTATCTTCTGTTATAACAGGTATATCTTGTTGTGTAAGATTAACCACACTTAGGTTTTGATTTAATTTCATATTAGTCCAATATTATATATTCATTATCTGTCACGTTACTAATATACACATCTTCCAATGGTATCTGATTAACGTAGTTTGTTTTATCCAATGATTGAGATGTAAATACATTTAAACTACCATGCCATATTGAACACGTAGTATCACTAATGTATGCTCTATATTCACTTCCAACACTAGCAGATACCAATGTAGGTACTTGCGATGCTGTGAATGATAGTTTACTTTCGTAAGGGTCATAAGAGTAATTTGATAACGATTTCGATGTGTTCGTTAAAGTTATCATATCTTGCAAATGTAAAGTAAGGTTTGAACTACCAGTAGGTTGTACTCTTAGTGTCAATACGTTGCTTCCTGATGAGTAGTATGTTAGCATTATCTCGTCTTTATGTTTATAATTTAACAATTTATGAAACGATTATAGTGATAAGCATAAAAAAGGGTAACACTTAGTGCTACCCTCTTAATTATTTCTTTCTATACTGATTAATCGTTTGTTCCGGAAACGATAATTGGAGCAAAATTCTGAATTTTACCGAATGGGTTACCGAATGTAGAACCAGATACGAATGGAGCTGGGAATTGTTCTTGTCCAGTGAAAGTAATAGAATAACCATAAAGGTCACCTAATGCTCCACCTGTTTGAATAGTACCTGCTGTTACATCTGCACCTTCTCTTTGTCCTACCAACAGAGTATCACCTGCCATTGTGTGGATAAAGATTTGAGGTCTACCATAAGCCATCAACTTCAATTGTGTAGTCATTTCGTTGGATAATTTCTTCAAGTTAAGAACTAATTCTTGAGAGAAGAAAGTTGTACCATTATCACGAGATGTGTTTACAGTTTCAGTATAGCTAGAATTTCCTTTAAGGTCATACGCGTACACTATTGAGCCAGTTGGAATTGATGTAATTAGTCCGGTATCGTTTGAACCGGTTATTGCACCAAATGAACTTGTATAGTTACAGAAATATACTGTTGCTATACCACCAACTGAATCTTTACAAGGTTCGTTTCTACCTAATGTTAAATTACAAGCCATAGTTTTAGTTTTTTTTAGTTAATTTGTTTTGTTTTTAATAAATTAGAATGAGGGAGGGAATTACACCCTCCCATTATTCATTCAATATATTAATAGTTCTTATGGATAGCGATGTCAGTTCCGATACCATATTGTGTACCAGCTGTGTATCTCATAATGATTCTGTAGTTTTGAGAACCATCCAAGTTAGCCATATCTAATACTCTTACTTCATTGTAGTCACTCAATAAACCTGTTCCGAAGAATAAGTTTGATTTTTGTGCAGCTACCATAGCAGAAGAAGCTAGACCAGGACAAAATGCCATTTCAATACCATTGAAATTCAAAGGCTTCTCACCTACGTTCATTTGGTTGTTGAAACCATTTGCTCCAGCTGAACCTCCAGCTAATGCTTGTTGATAAGCTTTAACTACGTTTGTTGGAACATAAATCATTAAGTCTTCTTTTCCGTAAACTTCTTGCGGAATAGCATCTACTAATGAATTTAGTACTGATAATACGTTTGCTGAAGTTACTGAACCAGATACAGATGATGTTACAGGTGCGTTAGTTCCACCAGCTACTACTGATGAAGATAATGCGTTATACAAACCACCGAATTGTCCGTTGGTTGCAGTTGTACCTCTCCAAATTGATTCTTCAGTAGCTTGTGCTACTTTACCACCAACATAAGAGATTAAGAAATCGTTGAAATCTTTTGGAATTTCATCGAATGCAGAATATCCTAATTGTAGTGCTTGCCAAGAATCTACGAATTCTTGCTTACATAATTCAAGGTTTACTTGAAGTTCTTTTGGTTCTAAGATTCTCTCTGTAAGAGCTACAGTACCAGAAGTTGTGAAGTTACAAGATGCGTCGTTTACTATGCTATTAACATCAATCTTTTGGATAACACTTTTGAACTTCACATTCGGCATGATTGTGATGTATTGGTTATCTAAAGTTTTTGCTGATAACAACGCCGCTGCAATGTACTTCCCAGCGAATTCACCAGTGTAAGTTGTGGTGATTGCAGGTTGTGTGAAATTTTGTTGTTTTCTCATTTTTAAATGATTTTGTTTAGTTTATTTATATAATTTTGATAAGAAAGAATTCTGAGGATTAACCAAAGAATGTTTCTTATTGAATTTTACTCCGTTTTGTTTTGGTGCGTTTTCATCAATTGGTGCTCCGTCCAATTTAGGTAGCTCATCTTCCTCATCTTCATCAGGTTCAACGGCTGCCATCTTTTCTGCTTTATCGCCAGGTAGAGGTTCGGTTTTTACTTTATCAGCATCACCACCTTCTTCCTTAACTTCTTGCATATCCTGCATTTTCTTTTCTAATTCTTCAATACGATAAGTCATTTCTTCCATTACTTTCTTCATGTCATTATTCTTTTTCATATCTTCATCAATAGGTTCTGCAGTTTCTTCAGTATCAACTTCCTCGTCATCGCCCATGTCATCACCAGCGATAGATTCCATTTTTTCTTCTTTCTCGCCTAATTCAACATTCTCTCTTTCAGTAATTTTACCTTCAGCATCCACTATAATCTTAATTCTTTCTTCTTTTCCTTCAGAATCTCTTAAGATTAATTCATGTTCGCCTGCAGGTGCTGGAGATTTTCCATCTTCAGCTACTACTTCAACCATCTCACCCACATCAAATGTAGGAGATTCTAAGATTGTTCCATCAGCAAGTTTTGCGTAAGCAAATAACACTTCCTCTTTTGCTAGAGATAAAGTTGTCATTATCTTTTTTAGTACTTGTGTTGCGTTCATATTATTTGTATTTTAGTTATTTAACAATTATGTATTAATTTATAGTAATTTTTTATATTGTAGGTTCTGCATAATATGCAAATGTACCACTACCAGTACCAAATGCGTATGTTGTAATATTATTTATAGCATCATAACTTATAGATGCATTCGTAGTTACAAATTTACTTCCAGTTCCTTCATATTTTATAAATAGTGAACCAGAGTTACCTGCAATACTAAATTGTCCACCTTGTCCAGTAAAACCAGTACCATCACGTCCTTGTCTACCTGGCGGAGGAGGAGAAGGAGAAGTATTATTAAGTGCACCTCCACCACCAGCAGTATATCCACTTGAACCATCACCGCCTTGTGTAGTTGAAGTTTGTGATGCATCTGCATTACCTCCTGGACCTGCATTACTAGCACCACCTCCACCTGCGAATGCAAAGAATGGAGATGGATTATTGGCTGCATTACCACCACTAAATGCGTTATATACTGCTATTAGATTTCCGTTTTCAACAATACTACCTGTACCAGAATTTCCACCATTTCCACCATTTGAACCTTGATTATTACCACCAGCCTTACCACCACCAGCGTGCATTATATATGATATATTAGGACAATTATTATATCCATTTAAGAATGAGCCACTACCATCAGTTGCAATGCTAGATGTAGATGCAACAAATGTTGTATAAAGTACATTTGGAACTATTACAATAGAAGATGATACAGCCATACCACCACCACCTCCACCAGCAGCATTTCCAATTCCACCTGCACCACCTGCACCAGATGCAGTTACTTGCATTTTAAATACTGGAATTTGATATTCTATTAAACTTGCAGTTATATTATATTGTGGAATATTTGTTTGTGCTTCAAATGATGAAGTTATACTATTCGTTTGAGTTGCACAAGATGCACTTATCCACTTTGATGAAGTAAATCCAATTTCAGCAATTTCTAAATTAATTTTAGCTATTTTAATTGAAGAACTATCATTTGAAAGATATGCTCTATAATTTGAAAGTAAACTTGCTGTTTGATTAAATGCGTAATCATTTGTATATTGTGAACCAGTTGCTATCTCTAATGATTGAGATACCATTGTTACATTGGCATCTTTAGTAATATTCAATGAAGAACTAGAAAGATATTTTCCAGCACTTCCAGTTACATACCACTTAATAATACTATTTGCTACATTTCCTTTATTATATTCAATAGAAGTTACTAAATTGTGAGTAGTATCATTACTAGCTACAAATGATGCACTTCCTATTGCTATTGTTGTGTTTGGATTAAAAAATGTTCTAGTTACGTTTAATCCTTCTTCAGAACAAACAAATGACATCGTTGTTGAACCAGTAACACTATTTATTGAAGCTGTATATGATGCAGTTACACTATAACTGTATGCATTATTGAATGAAGATGATTGTGCACTTCCACTTACTTCTTTAATAAATGCTTTATTTGTGAATATATCAGAAGTATTATTTACGCTTGTATTTTGTACAATATTAAAAGATGCACTAACTTCTCCATTTACATTTATTGTATTTCCAAAAGGAGAAGTTTTTACAGCACTCCAATTTATTAATGGGTTGTAAATGTTTCCTTTAGTATGTGTAATTCCAAAATCTATATTATATTGCTGATTTCCTAAAGGTGCAAAGGAAGATGAAATTCTAGCACTTCCACTTTGATTTAAATTTCCTCTTGTAAAACTTAATATTGATGATGTTGATTCATTAAATCCAAAGTTACCACCAACAATTATATAAAGAGTATTGGAACCTGTTACAGGCCATGGCTGTGCAGAACTTCCAGTTACTGATAAGTAAACAGGTAATCCTAAAGCGCTTCCGCTTGGTAATAATGAACCAGTTTCAAATCCACCAGAAACAAAAAATTGATTTGGTGCGTATGGAGTATAAGTAATACTACCAGTACCAAATACAAAATTTGAACCAGATTGTGGGCCAGTTGCTACTGTTACACTTCTTCTCCATACCCAATCAATTTTACCAGTTAAAAAGTTTCTTGATTTTTGTAAAGGCTCAATAATGTTTAGGTTTAAATTTAACATATATTAATTTATTATCTTAATGCTATAATGTTGTAAGCAGTAGATGATGCACTAACTGCAGTAATGATGCCAGGTATAAATCCAGATGCTGATGCAAATGTCAATACTGAACCATCAAATGTTTTAACGGTCAAGTCTGCAAATGAACCAACATACAACCCACCTGCAACAAATCCAAATTGAGGATTTTGTGCTGATGCTGATGCGAATGCTGAACCTGAAATTGGTGTTACTGCTACCCCACCTACGAATTGTGGATTAGTGATATACGAATTTTGAGTTTCTAATTTCATATTATTTGTTTATTTTATTATTTAACAATTGTAAACCTTTTTTTATTGATTAACCACCAAATCTTCCAACTTCGTACAACACACTTATTTCATCTTCAGTTAATACTCTATTATAAACAGCTACTCTTGATATAGAACCTGTAAAAAATCCTTGTGGTGCATTTGGATTAGCAATAAATCTACTTCCTATTACATAAGAGCCGGATACAGTCCCAGCATCAGGAGATAGTGATGAGTTAGTTCCTTCTAAAGCGCCATTAACATATATTC